GGAATGATTACACCAAATCATGCTCTTGGTGGTTCTACAAGTGTAGTCGTAAACGTAGATGCTTCTGGTTCGTCTGTTGAAGGTGATGAAGAACAAGCAAATGCTTTTGGCTCTGCTATAGCAACTGCTATACAATCTGAATTAATTAAACAAAAACGTCCTGGAGGTCTACTTGCATAATGGCTACTTTTCCCTCGATTACCCCAACCTACGGACAACAAAAAAGATCCGCACCAAATACCAGAACAGTAAGATTTGCTGATGGTTATGAACATAGATTATTATTTGGTCTTGCAGAGCATCAAAATCCTAAAATCTTTAACCTAACTTTTGAAGTATCCGAAACGGATGCAGACACTATAGAAACATTTTTAGATGCAAGGGCAAATGATAGTGCAAGTTTTGATTTTACTCCCCCTGGTGAAGCTAGTTCTTCTAAATTTGTATGTGAATCTTGGAACAAATCAATACCTTACTTAAATAGAGCAAGAGTACAGGCAACTTTTAGGCAGGTATTTGAACCATGAGTACTACAAAGATTATTAATGAACTTCAAACTATAAATCCTAGTGCCATAATTGAATTGTTTGAATTGGAATTAAATGCAACAGTGCATGGTAGAGATCAAACATATTATTTTCATGCTGGTTCAAGTTTAAATTTAAACGGTGAAATAAAATGGAACGGTAATAATTATCAAAGATTTCCTGTAAAAGCAGAAGGTTTTGAATATAAGGGAGGTCAATTACCTAGACCAACAATTAGTGTTAGTAATGGAACAAGTCTTATAAGTGCTTTATTACTTGAAGTAAACGAATTTTCCGTTGGTAATGATCTTATTGGTGCAAAATTTGTTAGAAAAAGAACTTTAGCTAAATTTTTACCCAATGATAATTTTATTGGAAATAATCCATCTGGTGCTGTAGATGAAACAGCGGAATTTCCACAAGAAATATTTACAGTAGCAAGAAAGTCTACAGAAAACAGAGAAATAGTTCAGTTTGAATTAGCGGCTGTGTTAGACATGGCGAATGTCAAATGTCCTAATAGAATATGCACTAGAAAAGATTTTCCTTCTATTGGAACGTTTGTTGGATGAACTGGAAAGAATCTGCACTTAATCACGCAAAAGAACAAGATCCTAAAGAGTCTTGTGGTCTTTTGTTAAATATTAAAGGTAAAGAAAGATATCATCCATGTCGTAATCTTTCAACAAATAATCAATATTTTATTTTAGATCCAGAAGATTATGTTAAAGGAGATAAAAGAGGTGAAATAATTGCAATCGTACATAGTCATCCTTTTACTCCACCAGTTCCAAGTCAAGCAGACAAAGTGAGTTGTGAACATAGTGGTTTATCATGGCATATTGTTAATCCTAAAACAGAAGAGTGGGGATATTACGAGCCAGTTGGTTATAAAGCTCCATTGTTAGGAAGACAATGGGTGTGGGGGATTACGGATTGTTGGTCGTTAGTGAGAGATTGGTATAAAGAAACAAAAAATATAGAATTACGGGATTGGGAAAGACCTACAACTTTAGAAGATTTCAATAAAGATCCTATGTTTGAAAGATGTGCTTGGAGAACTGGTTTTAGAAAGTTAAGGCCAGATGAACAACTAATTAATGGTGATCTTTTATTTATGAGTATTTTTGGTAAAGGATTAAATCACGTTGCTGTTTTTTTAAATGGTGAGGTTTTACATCATTTAACAGATAGACTATCTTGTAGAGAGCCTTATTCTGCTTGGCTACAAAAATGTACGGGAGCAAAGTATCGTTATGCTGACTAAATTAAAACTTTACGGTGATTTAGCAAATTTTATTGGTCACAAAGAATTTGATATTAATGCAAATTCTGTTGGGAAGGCGGTAAGCTTTTTAATTAATAATTTTCCTCAAGCAGAAAATTATATGAATAATAGAGAATACACAGTGTTAGTTAATGATATTGAGATAGATGAGACTGAAATACACTATCCATCTGGAACACAAGAAATAAAATTTGTTCCTGTAATTAGTGGCGCAGGTGGAGGTTTAGGTAAAACAATATTAGGTGTTGCGTTAATTGGTGTGGGTATGGGAGCTTTTGGAGCATTTTCTGGAAAAGCTGTTAGCTTTGGAGCCAAAGGAATTGGATTTAGTGCTGCGGCTGCTGAAGCTAAAACATTATTTAGTATTGGTGCAGCCTTAGCTCTTCAAGGTGTTAGTGAAATGCTTTTTCCTTTACCTAAATTTCCTGAAATAGAAAGCGATCCAAGAGTGTCTTTTAGCTTTAGTGGGCTACAAAATACTTCGAGGGCTGGAACTCCTGTCCCAATTTGTTATGGTGAAATTTTAACAGGATCAGTAGTAATCAGTGGTGATGTTACAACTGACGAGGTGGAAGTATGACTGAAAATATTATTAGAGGCTATGGTGGTGGCGGTAATAAACCAAAAAAACCAAAGATAACACCTGATAATTTAAACTCCAGACAACATATCAGGATTTTAGATTTATTATCTGAAGGAGAAATAGAAGGTTTTGCCAGCCCATCAAAAGAAGGTCTTACACAAGGAACTACTGCATATGATAATGCCGCTTTAAAAGATGTTTTTTTAAATAACACACCAGTATTAGAATCATCCGCTAGTTCCTCAAGTCCAAGTGATAGTGATTTTAATTTTGCTGATGTAGGTTTTGATGTGAGGTTCGGTACTTCAAGTCAAGCGAAAGTAAAAGGAGTAAAGGCAACAGGTAGTCCTATTAATGTAGGGGTAACTGTTACTAAATCTTTAGCTAATGGTGTAACAAGACAAATCACAGATAGCACAATAGATCAAGTAAGAATAATTTTAGATTTTCCTGTACTACAAAAAATAACAAGCAAAGGGGATCAGTTAGGTTCAAAAGTAGAATTAAAAATTCAAGTTCAATATAATAGTGGCGGTTTTACAACATTAAAAACAGATACGGTAAAAGGTAGAACTACAGACTTATATCAAAGAAGCTATTTAATTGATCTTACTGGTTCGTTTCCTGTAGATATAAGAGTTACAAGAGAAACTGATGATAGTACCGATGCGGCTGAACAAAATGTTTTTAGTTGGAACTCATATGTTGAATTAAAAGACGATAACCTTACCTATCTTAATAGTGCATATACTTCTTTAAAACTAGATTCAAAACAATTTAGTTCTATTCCTTCGAGAAAGTTTCGTATCCGAGGTATTAAAGTAAGAATACCAGCGGCAGGATCATCAACTCAATCAGGAACTTACAGTCAAACTGGTAATCGGGTTACGGTCCAAAGTACAAGTCATGGATTTGTTACTGGTGATTCAATTTCTTTTACTCCTAATGCAGGTGCAACACCCGCAGGAACATATACAGTTTTAGCAGGTCATAGTGCTGACGATTTACAATTTGACGTTTCTCCTTCACAAACTGTGGCAGGAAGTCCGACTTGTACTATAGGTGGTTTACCTTCAGTTGATACAAATACTGGACGCATAATATATCCATCAAATTATATATTTAATGGCACAATGGGTGCTGCTGTTTGGACAACATGCCCTGCCATGATCTTACTGGATTTGATGACAAATAAAAGATATGGCTTTGGAACGCATATCGCACCAGATCAATCTACAGATGCAAAATTATATGAAAATATTGATTTGTTTTCTTATTTTAACGCAAGTAAATTTGCTAATGAATTAGTTAGTGATGGAACAACAAGTGGAGAAGAAGCAAGATTCAGTTGTAATGTAAATATTCAAAGTTCTACTGAAGCTTTTACTTTAATAAATGAATTAGCAGGTGTTATGAGGTGTATGCCAATATGGTCTGCAGGTTCTATATCTCTTACACAAGACAAGCCTAAAGACCCCAGTTATTTATTTAATTTATCTAATGTAACTGAAGCTGGTTTTTCTTATTCAGGTAGTGATTTAAAAACTAGAAGTACAATTATTAATGTTTCTTATCTCAACATGGAAACAAGAGAAATTGATTATGAAACCGTAGGAGATAATGTTACTGGCACAAATCCAAATCAAGATGATATTGATAGACAGGCAAAATATGGAATTGTTGTTAAAAATATAAAAGCATTTGCTACAACAAGTGCTAGTCAAGCCAGAAGATTAGCAAAGGCAGTTTTATTTAGTCAGGAAAGAGAATCTGAAACTGTTACTTTTTCCACTTCAATTGATAGCGGTACAGTTTGTCGTCCTGGGTCTGTTATTGAAATTGCTGATCCTGTAAGATCAGGTGTAAGAAGAGGAGGAAAGGTAAAAACTGCAACTACGTCTCAAATTACTATTGATGATATTAATTCTGTTAATTTACAAACAAGCACACTAGGAACAAATCCTAAATTATCGGTTGTGTTACCAGATGGCACGATGGAAACAAAAACTGTCTCTACTTTGGCAGGAGCCGTCTTTACAGTAAATGGTACGTTTTCACAAACACCAAATGCAAACACTGTTTGGTTGTTTCAAAACGATGATGTGCAATCACAATTGTTTAGAGTTATAAACGTGGCTGAAACTGATGGTATTGTTTACGGGGTAACAGCTTTATCTTATGTAAGTAATAAATATGATGCTATTGAACAGTCTGATCCGATAGATACAAGGACAATAACTACTTTTAATAATCCAGTAAGTCCACCAACAAATTTAAAAGCGGTTGAAAAAATTGTAGCAATAAATGGTAAAGCAGTTTCAAAAATTATAATAACTTGGCAAGCTGTTTCAGGCGTTAATGAATATCAAGTTAATTACAGATTAGATAATAATAATTTTACAAGTGTAAGAGTTTTAAGTAATGATTTTGAAATTTTTAATTCTTCAGCAGGAACTTATGAAATTGAAGTATTTGCATATAACACTTTAGGTGAAATAAGCTCAACTGCTACAAGTTTAAATTTTATTGCAGAAGGTAAAACAGCACCTCCATCAGATATTACTGGACTATCTTTAGAACCTATAAATGATAAAGATGTGAGGCTTAGATGGGATTTGCACCCTGATGTAGATGTAATTCATGGAGGACAAATATATGTAAGGCATAATTTATTAGCAGATGGAACTGGTTCATTTCAAAACTCAACAAACCTTATTCCAGCACTTGCAGGTAATTCAACTCTTGCTGTAGTACCAGCCATTGAAGGTGAGTATATATTAAAGGCTCGTGATGATACAGGTAATTTTAGCTCAGGTGAAACAAGTGTAGTCTTAGACATACCAGAAGAAATTAAACCATTAGCAATTCTTACGAGAAGAGAGGATTTAGATAGTCCAATATTTCAAGGCTCAACCAGCGATACAGTCGAAGTAAGATCAGATACACAAAGTATTGATTTAAGATCTACTGGTTTATTTGATGATATAACTGATTTTGATGCTCTTGCCCCGTCTTTAGATGACTTTGGTTCGATTTCACCTGAAGGTTTTTATGATTTTGGAGGTACGGCTGGAGGAACAGTTTTAGATTTAGGTGCTGTTTATAATCTTGAACTAAAAAGACATATTTTTGCAGAAGGTTTTATCCCTAATAATTTATTTGATTTTATAACAGATGTTGATGTTATGACTGATTTTGATGGAGTACAGGCTTTTAATTCTGCGGCTGATTTATTGGTAAAAACCTCTGGAAACCCTTCAACTTATTCACCTAGCGGAACATATTCACAGTCAGGTGGAACAGAAATTACTATAGATATCTCAAACCATAATTTTAAAGTAGGAAATTTTGTAGATTGTGATTTTACATCTGGAACTGCTACTGATGGAGAGTTTGAAATTACATCAATTGTTAGTGCAAATCAATTTAAAATCAAAGTAACAAATGCAGTTTCTACAAGTGGAAATGTTACTTGCGGACCAGATTTTACGGCTTTTCAAAGTTTTGCAAATGGTCGATTTAAAGGACAGTCTTTTAAATTTAGAGTAAAGTTAACAAGTGGTAATGTTAACCAAGACATTAAGGTTACTCAACTTGGTTATACAGCTAGTTTTCCAAGAAGAACAGAACAAAGTACATCAAACATTGCCTCTGGTGCAGGTGCAAAAGCTATTACTTTTGATAATGAGTTTTTCACTGGAACTTCAGCTTTAGGTGGTGTTAATAGTTCATTACCTTCAATTGGAATTACTGCACAAAATTTAGCCAGTGGAGACTTTTTTGAAATTACTAATATTACTGGAGCAGGCTTTACTGTTACCTTTAAAAATAGTTCTGGCAGTGCAGTTGATAGAAACTTTAGTTTCACTGCTGTTGGATTTGGCAAAAAAGGGTAGAATAAATCTAAAATTGGTTATTAAAAATGGCTAGAGTAGATGCAACTGGTGGTTCTGGGTACGTAATAGACAATGGAACAGGTTTAAATGTTAGAACAAAGCTTAATCAAATTGCTGCTGCTATAAACTCATTAAATAGTGGAACGGGCGATCCATCTATAAATACAGCTTTTCAACCACATATAAATACAAGTACAAGTGAATTAAAAATAAGAAACGCAGCAAATAATGGATATATAACATTAGGAAAAGTTGACGAAGCAAATTTTGGTCTTTTACCTCTTACAGGTGGCACAATATCTGGAACGTTAACTCACAACTATACAGGTGCAATGCGTTTGCCTGTAGGAACTACAGCACAAAGACCAGGTAGTCCTGGGGCTGGTGATTTTAGATATAACAGCACTACAAGTAAGGTTGAATTTCATAATGGATCTAGTTTTGTAAATGTCAGCATGGATGATTTTACGCAGACGGGAACAGGAGCTAGTGCAAGAACATTTCAAAGTAAAGGAGAAGATGTAGTTTCTGTTAAGGATTTTGGTGCAACTGGTGATGGGAGTACCAATGATTCAACAGCAATACAGGCAGCTATAAATGCTGCGGCTGGCAGTAGCAAGGTCTTTATTCCTAAAGGTACTTATAGAGTAAATAAAACAATAGAAATTCCTAGTAATAGTCACATTATTGGCGAGGGAAAGGCAACAGTAATAAAGATGATGGATAGTGTTGGTCGTGATACTACATTGATGAGAACTGGTAAAAGAGCCGTTACTATAACAGGGACATATGCACAGTCTGGAACCACTGTTACTGTCACGATCACTGGTAATAATGCGGTAACAAATGCTGACGGATCTGCCCGCACAAACTATTCAGTTTTAGCTCCTGCTGTTCAAAGATTCGTTACAGCAGATTTTACCTCTGGAAGTAGTACCGATGGAACTTTTGAAATAACAGCAATAGATTCTAGTGCTGGTACGTTTACTTTTACTGTGGCCAACTCAGTAACAACCAGTGGTAATGTTTCTGTCACTATTGGAGGAAAAATTCAATACGTGACAATTGAAGATATGACCTTGGATTTTAATAGTCAAAGACACGCTGTAACTGGTGGTGAAAGATTAGAAGATACAATAACTGATGTAGCTTTTACAGATGGTGATGCGAAACAAGATAATCAAGCAGACACTCTTTGTATTTGCTTTACAGAGTATGCACTCATAAGAAATGTAAGATGCTTAGATGCGTATAAGCATTGTTTAGATGTTACCGCACCAAAATTTAAAAGAGGCAGTAATGGAGCAACTTATGATGCAAACCCTTCTAAGTTTGTTACTGTAGAAAATTGTTTTTTCAAAGGTGCTGGTGATGATAACTTAACAACACATCACTCATCAGATATTTTAATTACTGGCTGTAGGTCAGAAAGACCAGCAGGGCATCTTGTACCACAAAACTCAAACTGTTTTGAAGTTGACGATGGTAGTAGAAATGTAACTTTAACAAATAATACTGCTATTCAAGGAATAAAAGGTATGCAGATTAAAGGGCATAATTATGCTCCAGCACCTTATAACGTAATTGTTAATGGATTAAGGGCTGTTAACTGTAATATGGGTTTAGATATCAGACATAGTGGTTTTCATGGTACTGATAGTACTGGTTTTACAGGTGACGGTTCAACAGCAGCTTTTACATTGCCTTCAGGATTTGGAGATACACCAAAAGTATATGTAGGAGGTGTTTTAAAAACTATTACTACACATTACACAATATCTGGGACGACATTAACTTTTACTTCAGGTAATATCCCACCCGCACCAACTATTGCAGGAGAAAAAAATATTATTGTTTATAGAACCGTTACGGAAAATGAAGATGGACAAATTACAGATGATGATGGAAATACTATTGTATTTACTGGAGCAAGTCCTACAGCTAGAAATGTATCTGTTTCAAACGTAACTATTGTTGCTCCTTTGAATATAGTTAATACACCTACAGGAGGAAGTGCAGCAGCTTATAATCCTGATTATTGTATTAGGGTTGCAAGTTATCAAAGCATACAATTTACCAATATAGTTTGCTCAGATGGAAGTCTAGATTTAGCAGATGATTTTGAAGATTATTTGGCAGAAGGATCATCAGGGACAATAGATGGAGTTGCAGTTAGTGGTGGTTTATCTTCAGATAGTGTATTCAGATGTTTTTTTGGTGCGTCTAATGTTTTGGTTCAGAATTTATCAATTTTTGGATTTTCTGATTTAGAAAGAGGTTTTTATTTAACCACAAGTTTTTCAAATAATTTTCTTTTAAATGGCTTTAATAGTGCTTCAGGGCCAAAATATCCTATAAGGTGTTCATCTTCTGAAGCTTCATATAATGGATTTATAAATAATTTTTTAGTTACAGGAAATCAATCAGCAGGAGCAGGTGCTTTTGTTACTAATCCTAATGTTTTTGTAGGTCAGGGAAATGTTGAAGGTTATGAAGTACCAGTTAGGGGATCTTTAGGATCAACAGATGATGGCCAGCCAAACGCATTAACTTTATCCAGAACGATGAGGTCAACGAGTGGAAATACCACAACTCCTATTGCTGCAATAAATCTTGATATTCATGAAAGGACACAGGATTTAGGAAAAGGAGAGGGATTGAAAATATCTTGGCGAGAGCAAAAAGTTAGTGATACTTTAAAAGAAGTTTGTTTTATAAGTTCATTTAAAGAAGAATCAACAGATAGTGACGATGATTATTCTTTAGTAGTTGGAACAACTACGACTGCTGGAACTGTAAGCAAAAAATTTGAATTTACATCTGGTGGTAATTTTATACCTTCTGATGATAATTCACAGGATTTAGGATCATCAGACAATAGATGGGATGATGTATTTGCAACAAATGGTTCTATCCAAACATCAGATGAAAGACAGAAACAAGATTTTGAAACTATAACTGAAGCAGAAAAAAGAGTGGCAACAGTTTTAAAAGGTAAATTGAAAAAATATAAATTTAAAGATGCTGTTACTTCTAAAGGTGAAAGTGCGAGGATACATTTTGGAATAGTTGCACAGGAAATAAAAACAGCATTTGAGGCAGAAAGTTTAGATCCAGCTAGTTATGGAATGTTCTGTTACGATGAGATGTTTACAACAGATGAAGAAGGTAATAAAACAAAAGTAAGTGACAGTTATGGTGTTAGATATAGTGAGCTTTTTGCTTTTATCTTAGCTTCAACTTAAAATACAACTAAACAGGAAAAGTAATGCCAACACATGACTATATAATCTCAAATGGAACGGGAAGTGTAATTAGAGCAGACATTAATAATGCCTTATCTGCAATTGTCAGTAATAACTCAAGTAATAGCGAACCAGCAACGAAGTATGCGTATATGTGGTGGGCTGATACTTCTGCTGGACTGCTTAAGATTAGAAATTCTGCTAATGATGCGTGGATTACTTTGTTTGAACTTGATGGGACATTGACACTGGAAGATGGTTCAAATTCTGCTCCCGCACTAAGTTTTAGAGATGATTCAAACACAGGTATATTTTCAAGTGCTGCTGATAATTTTGATATTACTACTGGTGGTACTACCAGAGTTAATGTAAGTTCTACGGGAATTAATGTTACTGGAACTGTAATTGATGACGGAGCAACCCATGATGGGGATGTGACTTTTACAGGAGCTAGTGCAAATATAATTTTTGATAAAAGTGATAATGCCTTAGAATTTGCTGATAATGCAAAAGCAGTTTTTGGAAATTCAGGTGATCTTGAAATATTTCATAATGCAAGCGATTCGGTAATAAATGATGCTGGTACAGGTAGTTTAAAACTTCAGTTGGGCGGGGCAACAAAAGCAGAAGTGGTTTCTGGTGGTTTTACAGTAACAGGTGATGTAACAGCCACAACTTTTGTAGGTGATATTGACGCTAATAATGGAGATTTTGATGGAACGCTAGAAGCTGATGCAATAACAGTCGGAGGTGTTGCTTTAAATACAGTAATTGCAGGTGTAACTGTTACCAATGCGACTAATGCGACCAGTGCCACAACAGCAACAAATATTACTGCTGCTGATGAGTCATCTGATACTACTTGTTTCCCACTGTTCGTGACGGCTGCAACTGGAAACTTACCACCAAAGACAGGTAGTAATTTGGCTTTTAATTCTTCATCAGGAGTTTTAACAACAACTGGTGTTGATGCGGCTTCTATAGACATAACTGGAGCTAACGAAGCAGATGTATTGCAACTTAGCACAGGGAATACTGCTGGTAATACTTTTGCTGGCATGAGAGGTGATAACGAAGCTGGTATAAGAATTAGAGGTGGAGGAAGTTTTAGAGGTGGTGAAATTGAACTTGCTGGTGGTCTTAGAGATTCTGAGCCAGCCGTTATTAAATTTTCAACAACCACAGGTACTACTTTTAGTGAACGTATGAAAATAGATGCGTCAGGAAACGTTTTAATACCAAATGACAATAAAAAGTTACAAATCGGTGCTAGTCAAGATTTAGAAATTTTTCACGATGGATCTTTTAATTATTTTTTAAGCCCAAATGCTCACCCTTTAATCATAGAAAGTGATGAGGTTCAATTACGAACTGTTAATAATGAAAAGTATTTTAAAGGTACATCAAACGGAGCCGTAGAGCTATATTTTAATAACGTAAAGCGTTTTGAGACAACCTCATTCGGAGCTACTGTTCAAGGCGGTATTACATTTGGATCTGATACTGCTGCTGCTAACCAATTAGATGATTATGAAGAAGGTGTATTCACGCCTTCACTAGAGTTTGGCGGTGCTACAACAGGAATTACTTACGGAAGTGTTCAAGGTGGCTCTTATGTAAAAATTGGTAGAATGGTTACTATTAATTTTGGTTTTACTCTTTCTAGTAAGGGTTCAGCATCAGGTGATGCAACTATAGCTGGTTTACCTTTTGCCATATCAAGTTATATATCAGGAACAACTGTAGAAGCTAATGGAGTTTCAGCTTTTTGGAATGATGTTGCTACAGACTCAGCTAACATTGTTTTTACAGCAATAGATTCTTCTGACGAATTAGGCATTAGACATACAGTTGGGGCAGAAGATGATACAGATGCAATGGATGAAGGAGATTTTGATAATGACACAGCGATCCGTGGTTCTATTACATACTTCACAGCAACTTAGACCGTGCTACGTCTATAAACTAAGCCTAAACCTGTTTTAATCGGAGATTAATTCTAATGGCACTTACTGAATCTATTGAATACGACAAGATTGAAGTCGTAGGAGAATATAAAAACATACAAGTCAGAAAAGCTACAGTCATCAAAAGAGATGGAGTAGAAATATCTGGTTCTAGATCTTACGAAAGATATACTTTATCTTGTGGATCGTTAGACGCTTCAGATAATTTTGTAGACAATCCATTAGACAAAGAACCTGATGGAGTTACTGCAATACCTGATGATGTTAAAAATATCTGCGGTGTTGTTTGGACTGATGCTATAAAATCAGCATACAAAGCAAAACTAATAGCAGATAAAGGTTAAATTATGGCAAGACCAACTACAGACAAGTTGCAAATTGAACTTAAAGAAAACAAACAAAAAATAGAACAAATAACAACTATTTTGAATGGATTAAAAGTTAGAAATATACAGTTAGAAGCAATACTTGAAGATAGGTTTAACGATCCAGAAGAAAAAGAAAAAATATTATGTGAAAGATTGTCTAAACCAGATTAGTAATACAAGTTTATTAAGTGTCTCCTAGTTATTGAAATTAAAATAAAAACGATTAGTATATAACTTTATTATTTTTAATAATGCTTAAAAAAGTATTAACAATAGCTGCTGCTTCAGCACTATCAACACCCGCTTTTGCTGGTTTTTATGTAAACGTAGAGAACAATGGTTCTTACACAGGAAAAGATTTCACTGGTTCTGGTACTGACTTACATCTTGGTTATGAAAATGGTAATGCTTTTGGTAGCTACTACATACAAGGTGGTGCATACTTATCAAATCCTGATGGCGGAGACTCAGAAACAAACTTTTCTGGTAAAGCTGGTGGATCAGTAGCAGCCTCAGAAAAAATTGATGTATACGGTGAGTTTTCTGTTGTTACAGATACAACTAATTCTTACGGAACTAAAGTTGGTCTGAAGTATAAGTTCTAGTCATCATAGATAACGTGATATAAAGGGGAGCTAATGCACAAATAGA